CCATCATCATTACTTTTAATCTCAAATAATGCATTCGTACATACCGCAAGAGAGAATTGTGGTATATATATTTCCGAATCACAATATAATGCTCTTGCTTGAATAGGATCTCCACCAGTTAATTCCTTTAAAACACCTTCGTTAATTACAGCATCTTTTGAGGGTTCTTGCATAACCGCGTATCTTACACCCTTTAATTGCATCACTTCTGACGATGTTCCACCAATACTATTACGTGCTGAAGTAACCAATGTAATTGGCACAGTACCCTTATATTCTCCCAGTGCTTGAGACATTAAATCTGTTAATATAGATTTACCATTAGACCCAGAACCTCTATAAATATTAAATGCGTGTTCCTTCTTTATTCCAATTAAACACGATGATAAATGGTCCCACATATATCTACATAATTTTGGTTCTGGAAATAACTGTTCCATAAATCTTATTATTTCATCAGCAATATCCTTTTGTTCATCGTAATTATATCTTGCATAATTTACTCCTGTTGTCTTAGTAATATAATCCTGTGGATAACCTTGTCTGAATTCTTTCATCTTAAAATCAAATACTCCATTTGCAAAACACATTAAATATGGATTTGAGTCCATATTCTTAATAAAATCTCCATCGAAGAAAATCTCCATTGCTTCGCGCATAATATTATTTTTATCATTGGTTTTCTTTAATTTAATGCATATTTCAGCGATTTTTTTAATCTTTCTTTGGATTTTTTCGTGATTTTCATCATTTGGTTCATAATTTTGTGCATCGGCTAAATATTGACTCTGTTTATCGGAATATAATTGAAACAAATCTTTTGAAATAGCCATTCTTAAACGCTGTCCTTCATCCTTTTCCCAACGATGTTTATTAAATACATACCATGTTTTATTAGTAATACTTCCACATACATATTTATCCTTATACATATGATATAATACCATTGCGTAATCCCAATCCCCTGCTTCAAAAATAGTTTCTTCAATATAATGATCTATGGTTCCTTTTTTTACCTTTTCATATTCTGCAAATGCATCTTGTTTTGCCCAATACATAATCGATCTTTTTGTTACTCCATCTGTACGTTTATTAAAATGTATTTTCCAATTTTGATATAAATCTGGTATAGTGTCATAATCAAAATCTGAAGCTTTTGAACGCAACATTATCCAAGATAAGAATAAACGATCGTCTGTATGTTTTAATGCAAATGCTACTTGTCTATTTAATAAATGTGAACCTGGTTGATAATATTTTTCTGGAAGTATTTGCGTATATTCGTGTATTTCTCTAATATGTTGCTCATTCGTCTTTAAACTATTAATAATATTATCTACCGCTTTTTTTAAAATTTCAGCATTTGTTATATCTGATAATTGAATATCTCTTGTATCATCTTCTAATACCAAGTTTATCTTAGATTTTGTATTTGAAGATTTTTTTATTTTATTTTTATTCGTTTGTATTCTTTTTTCATATTCTTCTTTGATATTTGGGTTTATTTCAAATTTTACGTGTTTATCACATTGTGCGGATAATAATTGGAAATTTCTAGATAAATCAAATTCTGTTACTGATTTAGCTTTAGTTACCCATGAATTATCACTTGCGTCAAATTCAGCAACCACGTGATATGTTAATTTATATGCTTCATAGCCTGGTTTTCGCGAACCATACATTTGCCAATTGGTGGAACCCATACTAATACCTTCATCTAACACTTTATCCCAACTATTCGTTAATGGTAATTCCCATATATCCCCAATTTCTTTTATTATTTTATCACGCAACATCATCTGAATAGTATGGTCTAATTGAATTCCAATAATCATATGTATACCATCTTTTGTCATTTGTTCTTCTGCGAGTCTATTTACATTTGGTTTTTCCATAATAAAAATTGGAAATGGTTTATTTTCTTCAAATACTATCAATTCCTTAAGTTTTTCCAAATAAAGACTAATCATATCTTGTATATGTTCTTGAGTATGAAGCCGTTTTGTAACGCTATAATCATAACGGAAATCTAAATCAACTAACAATGGTCCATCATTTTCTAATTGTTTCTCTGTCAAATATTCCAGTCTTCCTTTTACAAATATATGCTCGTAATATAATCTATAAAAAGTAGGCAATTCTTCTTTTTCTATTGTAAAACTACCACCATATATATTTAACTCTTTATTTGGAATTCTTGTATGTGTGAATTTTGAAGAATTTCCACTATTTTGTTCTATGGTTTTACTATTATGCTTTGTAAGGAAATCAGATAAATCATTATAGTGTGACGATGTAGTCATTGTAGTCATTGTTATTATACTATAGAGATATTTTTCTATTTCATTTTTTTTTAATTTTAATAATCATTTTTTATATATATTAGTTTTTTAATTTTATTATTATGATGATAATAAATATGCTTAAAAACAATTCATTGATACTATATATTATGGCTGAAAATATAAATATTATTAAAAAAGAAACAATGCAACGACTTTTAAAAGATGTAAGGCAAATTATAAAACACCCATTAGTCGATAATGGGATTTATTATTCTCACGATGATACGGATATGATGAAAGGATATGCGATGATTGTTGGACCATATGAAACCCCCTATTTTGGTGGATATTATTTTTTTACCTTTGATTTTCCATTTGACTACCCATTTTCACCACCAAAAGTTACATTTTTAACTAATGATGGATTAACTCGTTATAATCCAAATTTATATAAATGTGGAAAAGTATGTGTTTCTATTCTTAATACATGGCGTGGAGATAAATGGTCTTCGTGTCAAACAATAAATAGTGTATTATTAACATTATGCTCATTATTAAATGAAGCACCTTTAGAAAATGAACCTGGACAAACAAAAAGTTCTGGTGATTTTATACCTTATCAAAATAGTATTGAATATAGCAATATTAACTTTTCTATTTGTGATATAATTAATCCTTATAAAAATAATATATCTCCTCACTTTTCATTATTTTATCCTTTTATGAAAGAACATTTTATTAATAATTATGATAAATTATTAGAATTTATTGAATTAAAAGAAACCACAGTATATAAGAAAAACGAATACGTATCTATTTATAATATGAAAACTGATATTAATTATACTATTTTAAAAAGTAAGTTAATTAGCACGAAAGAAATTATTACTGCTGAAACTGTACCTAAATTAGAATTAGATAAGACAGATAAGACAGATAATATAGATGAGAAAAAACAGATAAAATAAAATAAATAAAATTGAAATAAAAATATAAATATAACATAATTATATATACAGATATGCACTTTTGTAGTCAATGTCAAAATATGTATTATATCAGTATTGAACCTGATGAACCTAATAAACTAGTTTATTATTGCAGAAATTGTGGAAATAAAGATTCCACTTTGTCGGTAGAAAATGTTACTGTTTCAAAAATACAATTAAAAAAAACGGAACAAGAATTTAGTCACATTATTAATAAATATACCAAATTTGATCCATCACTACCTCGCATAAATAAAATATTATGTCCTAATGCTGATTGCTCTACAAATAGAGAAGATACTCCTCGTGAAATTATTTATATAAGATATGACGACCAAAATATGAAATATGTTTATCTATGTTCCACTTGTGATACAATTTGGAAACCTGAAGGATAATATAAATTTAGTAAATTTAGTAAATAATAGTGTTTTTTATTATTTTATTTATATTTTTGTAAATAAAATTAAAATTGAAATTTAAATTTAAAACCATTATATATTATATTATATTATAAGATGAGTAGTTATTTTGAAGACGATAATATTGAAGAAATTGGAAATAATTCTGATAATGATACTGATAGTAGTAGTTCTGATGCGGAGGAAAACGAAAACGAAGACGACGACAATGAAGAAGTAGGTATAGAAAATGAACCTGATGATGTAGACATGGATGATGATGAAGTCGATGATGAAGTCGATGATGAAGTCGATGATGAAGTCGATGATGAAGTCGATGATGAAGATTTAGACAATGAAAGTGTGGATGAACAATCTGGTGGTGCACCAGACGATGATTTGGAAGAAGGAGAAATAGATGAAGAAGCCGAAAAAGAAGAACAAAAAAATAAAAGAACAAAAAAAATACCAGCAAAAGAAAAAACAAGAACTGTATTTAGAAAACTAGATTATTTAGATGATGAAGACGATAATGACGATGACGATGACGACGAAGATGGTGATGGAGAATTATATTTGCAAAAATTTGAAAAATCTATTAATGAAAATTATATAGTTAATTACCATCCTGAAAGTGTTTTACAAAATTACGATGAAATTTTAACAATGATAAAAGTTATTAGAGATAAAGATGGTATTATTATTGATGATTTACATAAAACAATTCCATTTTTAACAAAATATGAAAAAGCTCGTATTTTAGGACAACGAGCAAAACAAATTAATTCAGGTTCAACTCCTTTTGTAAAAGTTCCTGAAAATGTAATTGATGGTTATGTTATTGCTGAACTAGAATTAAAAGTAAAAAAAATACCATTTATTATTCGCAGACCATTACCAAATGGGGGTAGTGAATATTGGAGCATTAAGGATTTAGAAGATATATCATTTTAGGTAAACGATATAAAAAAATAATTATAAATTATGGTATGATGAATATTAAAACTATAGTATTATCTACTGGGTTATCTTTTTTATTTAGCATTTATTCCGTTTATAATATTGTTAATTTACTAAAAGAAATAACACATTCAAATAAAACAATTATTGATAATAAACAAAAACTAGAAGAAAAAATAGAAGAAATAATTGATAAATATAATAAATTAGAAGATGAAATTAAACATAAAAATGATGAAATAAATAAATTAACAGAAAAATTAGATAATGTTGAAAAACGAATAGAACAAATGTCGCATTCATATTTTGAATTTTCAGTAAATAATATGTATGAAACATCAGAAGAAGAAGAGAAAGATATTTTAACAGAAGAAATACAAATAACAGAATTTAATCATAATGAGCCTCTAGAACCAATAATTAAATTACCTGAAAGAAATACGTTAATAGAACATTTTGATGAACAAAATGAATATAATTGTGTTGTTATAGAAAATATTAATAATGTTACACAATTAAGTGCTTCTTTTTGTTCTAATAGTAATAGTAAAAATAATATTAATTCTAATTTTGAAAAAGACGATATAAGAAGTAGAAGTAGAAGTAATTCATTCACTGATATTATTCGGTCTGGACACGGATTATCAACCAAATTTTTTTTTGGATAATATTATATAGACTTAGACTTAAAGTTAAAGCGTTCTCATTATTATATATATCTTATAATAATGAAAGTAGCATTATGTTTTATTATTAGTTACGAACATATTTTACAAAAAGAACAATTATGGATTGATTGGATTAAACCTAATCAAGATATTATCAATATATATTTTCATTATAAATCTATTTCTATGATTAAATCCCCTTGGATTAAAATGTATACGATGCCCCCAAATTTAATAGCGAAAACATCATATTACGATGTTGTTCCAGCATACATGTCTATTTTATCATATGCGTTTCAGCACGATAAAAATAATGTGTGGTTTTGTTTATTAACTGATTCTTGTATTCCAATTATTAGCCCAGAAAAATTTAGACATTTATTTTTAGACCATTATCAAGCATCTGTTATTAAATGTAAGCCGTCTTATTGGGATATTACTATACATAGACGCGCCAATTTAAGATTACTTACAAAAGAATATTGGTTATCGAATGACCCGTGGTTCACATTATGTAGAGATCATGTACAAAAATGTATATTATTTTTAACCTTGAAAAAAGATGTTTGGCAGACAGTGAATTCTGGTGGTTTGGCAAATGAAAGTATATTTGCAATCATATTACAAACATTTAAAGAACTAACAAATCCAATTAAAACAATTAATGATTCATCAACTATAAGCGACTGGACACGTATGTCTAGTCCTACTAGTCCGAATTGTTTTCGAGAGGCGACTGAGGAAAATATAAATATTATTTGTAACCTACTTAAAGAAAATAAGTATGCAATGTTTTTACGAAAAGTTCATCGAGAATTTCCAGATTCGGCAATTCAAGATATAATAAATATGAATTTTAATCATAAATATGAGGTGCTACATAATCAAGCTAAACAAAAGTATAATGGGACTATATATAAATATATACAACATTTTTATAGTGTAATATTGTTAGTTGGATTATTTTTATTATATGTTTATTATGTAATACAAAAAAATTGATTCGTAATAATATACATATAAATATAAATATATATAAGTACATACATAAAAATGAATCTATGGGATAAGTTTTCTAATTTATTCAAGTCAAACAAAACAACTAGACTTTCATCATATAATTATGATTTATTTTGGAATGCTTGTGAAACTGGTGATTTGGAATATATAAAAAAGGTTATTCATGACAATCCGAATATTGATATTTCAAAAGAAGATCGCACGTTTATTCGTACAGCTTGTGCAGCTGGTCATTTACATATAGTTCAACATTTGCTACTAGTACAACCAAACATTGATATTTCAGCAAATAATGAAGAACTCTTTTTTGTAACTTGTTATTTTGGTCACCTACATATATTACAATATTTGCTTCAAATAAAACCAGATATAAATATATCTATGCGTAATAATTATGTGTTTCGTATTGCTTGTGAAAAAGGACATTTACGAGTGGTTGAATATTTATATAGAATTGACCCAACAATGGATATTTCAGCATATGATGAAGCAGCATTTAAAGTGGCTTGTGCAAATTACCATTTAGACATCGCATTATGGTTTGTCAATCTAAATCCTAATAAATATACGGTGGTTTCAAATAGTGAGAATATAAACATTATTTCTTACAAGATAAATAAAATTTTAAATAAACATAGAGAACCATTATATATAGATAAACAAGAAATAGATACATGTTCAATATGTAAAGAGCAACAATGTAATATCCAAACATATTGCAATCATACTTTTTGTGAATCGTGTTTAACAAGTTGGATTAAAAAAAATAAAACTTGTCCGTATTGTCGGTCTTTATTAGAAAATAAAGAATATTATATCATCAATGCTATATAAGTTTATTTTTTCATTCTAGAACCACAGTCTAAACATGTTATAAAAAGTGTCATTGGTTCATCAGAACTTCTAGTCTGCAAAGCATAATAACTACATTTCTTTGAATAGCATTTTCTACATTTAAACGTATCTGTCATTGCTTCCAAGTTTTGTTCGAATTTATTTTTATCACGAATACTCTTTGCTTTAATTAATTCCTCCCATTTTTCTGGAGCCATTTCCTGATGTGTCATAAATGCAATTTCGTGTGATTTAATTTCTCCATTGATTACTAATTGAACTAGTTTTTCATTTTTTAAATTAATATAAATACTGCGTAAGTGGTCTAAATAAATTTGAACGAAGAATGGATTATCCCATTTTTTAACCACTTTTTTATTCGTGGCTTCTTTTAACGCCCAATTATGAATTCCTTTTTCAAGATTACTTGCGTGTTTTTCTTTATTTTCTGTTTTATCAAAGAATATACATAGTTTTTTTCTAATATTATCTCTAAATAAATCAGGATTTTCAATTATGCGAGTCGTCATTCTTACTTAAATATAATTATCAATTATATTTAAATCATATTCAATTTTATTTTATATATTATATTATTTTTCATCATCGCTATAATCATATTCTTCTTCGGATAATTCTGAACCTATATTTTCTAAAACTAATTCTTCATCTACTTCATCGTTTGTAATATTAGATTCATATCCATCATCGTCGTCATCGTCTGTTTCAGACCCAGTTATTTCTTCTGTATCACTACCATCAACCACAAAACCATCCTTTAAATACCCACCCTTTTTTGTTTTCTTATTCTTTGGAACATTATCTAATTCATCTGTTTCATCGTCATCTTCGACGCAATTGGTCGTTAAATCCTCAAACCCTCCAAATAATTTATCATACATTTTATTCCATAATTCTAGAGAAAGGTTAATATATGTTCGGGTGTTAGAACTATCTCTTATCATACCAACTAACGCACACGAACCAAAAAATAATTTAGTATCTACTGGTGGAGGAAAATCATATTTATTCTCCATATTCGCCTTCCCGTCCAATTTACCATACATTTGAACAATATATTTTTTTCCATCTAACTTTATAGGCCATTCAACTTGCAATATAAAGCCATCTGATTTTTTAAATCCACATTTTTTATATAACTCTTCCACATTATAATCTTTAACATTAAGAGTTTTTAATGACGCACTTTTATCGACAATAACTATTGTTAATGATTGTGGCATATTAATATATTATGTTATAATAAAATAAGTTTAAATTGTTTACAAACAATAATAATATGTTGTAATTCAATCTAAACAAATATCTTACTATATTATGTTTATATGGATTACACAAATTTCTATATTATCAATTATATTTATTTTTTTAATACATCATTTAATACTATTTTTTAAATCAACATTAACCGTTCCAAAAATTAAAGATTTAGTAAATACCCCTAATCAAAAATATCAACATATATATGATACCATTTCACATAATTCATATACGAATTTAGACCTTTTACCAACTGAACCTATTTCAAATGAACCAAATAATATGAAAAATGAATTAAAAACATTCTTAAAAAAACAATTAAATAATGATACCAACAATGATAATAATAATGAATACATAATGGGTATGGAATCATTATCTAATAATACTTTTTCAAATTATCAATAAAAGTGCTTAAAGATAATTTTATATAATATATACATAGAATGAGTTTTTCTGAATTCCATAATAATTCTATATTGAAAACATTTCCAAAGTTTGAACTTTCTTATGAAAATATTACACATAAGAAGGTTCATAATGCTGACATACTATTAGCTATACCAGAAGGTAATAAGGGGTTTGCTTGGTTTACTTGTTATAATAATGAAAATATATGTTTCTTATTAGAAATGGACGAAAAAAATAAAATTAAGAATATAAAACGAATATTGGTTAGTTTTATTGATAGTTTAGCATTAGGAACTATTTTTTATGGTTCACTATTTATATATAATAATATTAGTTGTTTTGCAATAGAAGATATATATTATTATAAAGGGAATAATTATATTTATACACCGTATTCTAATAAATTACATCTATTAAAACAAATTTTTAACACGGAAATTTCACAAAATATACTAAATCATAATTTTACCATTTTTGGGTTGCCTTTGGTTTATATGGATTTTAATTTATTATTAAACGATATACAAAAATTACCTTATAAAATTAGTCAAATTAAATTTCGTTTTTTTGAAAAAAAGAATACTAGAAAGATAATGACAATGAATTATTTTAAACCATCTATAATATCTAAAAATAATATACAAAAGGAAAAACAAACCGCTGTGTTTAAAATAATGGCTGATATTGAGCCTGATATATATAATTTGTTTATTTATAAAAACGGAGTGGATGAATATTATGATATGGCATTTATTCCAGATTTTAAAACAAGTGTAATGATGAATAAGTTATTTAGAAATATTAAAGAAAATGATAACTTAGATACGATAGAAGAAAGTGACAATGAACTTGATTTTGAAGATGTAAGAGAAGATAAATACGTTTATTTAGACAAGTCGTTTAATTTAATATGTGAATATAATTATAAGTTTAAAAGATGGGTTCCTATAAGTTTAGTGGGTGAAAATTAGTTAGAATTTATATAGTAAAATAATATAAAAGTATAATAATGTGTTTTTATTGTGATAGAGCAGTTTATGGAAATCCTCAGACTTGGTGGTATGTAAATTATGTATGTTGGACTTGTCGTGTTCAAAATGGAGCTACACATTCTAAAATAGATAAAGATAAAGATAAGGGTGGTAGAATTTGTTATAGATGTCATAATCAAATGACAGATGTAGGTTTCAAATTTAAAACTCCTAAAAAAAATAATATAAAACAATGGAAAATTTTAGAAAAAACTTGGGAAAATCAATGTAAAACAATAAATGGAGAAAAAATATATGTAGGACCAAAAATAAAAGTTGTACAACAAATATTTTAATAATGATTATGATAATTTAGATTGAAATGTTTTCAATAAAAATGCACAAATAGCTTCCTCTATAATTATCAAATAAAATAAATATATTTATATAATATATGTCACCATATCCAATATCTAATGCACATACACCCTTTAAAGGTATTGATGGGTCTCTAGTAAATATGGATAATTCCCATGTAGGAGGTATTCCATTTGCAAATACCAAAATACCTTACGGACCACATACATTATCTCCTGCTGGTTCAAATATTCAAGGTGCGGCAGGAATTTATCCTTGTTTTAACGGACAATGCGGAGGAAAAATTAACAGAAAAAAAATAAATAAAATATCTAGAAAATATAAGATGAAGGGTTCAAAAAGAACAATAAAAAGACGTATTAGAAGAATTAAGAATCGGGTAAGAAGATCTGTTAGGCGCTCTCATAGAGGGCGAAGTCGAAGTAGAGGGAGAGGTCAAAGCCGAAGTATGAATGGAGGTGCGTTTCAACCTGCTTTAACTGCACCTAATTATCCTGCTGGATATTCGCAATATCAAAATAATAATGGTTCAATTAGTAATACTTATTCTACAGGAGGGGTATTAGGTGCTGGTTCAAGTGCTTTAGCAAATCCAGTACCTTATCAAAAAGTAGCAGGTGATGTAGATAATCTAAACCATAATACATTAAACGCATATGGTAATATTGGTGCTGGTTCAGGATTTGCTAGTAGAGGATGGTTCTAAATTTACTATAATAATTTATCTATATCTATAGTTCAATCTATAGATAAATTATTTCTTTTATAAATATTCATAAACCAAAATGGTATAAATATATTTTATAATATTGGCATTTTTTTGTATCTTTTTGTATCTTTTTGTATCCTTTTGTATCCTTTTAATTTTTAGGTGTTATTATGTATTTACATAATTATTTTCGTTAGACCAATTAAAGTGACAAATTTTATATATAAAAAATCGGCATTTTTGGCATTTTTTTGTATCCTTTTAATAATTAGGTGTCAATTAGTATTTAAATGTTTATTCTAATTAGACCATTTAAAGAGACAAATTTATCATATACAAATTCGGCATTTTTTTTTGTATCCTTTTCAAAAACTTTTTATATAAAAATAAAATTTATTATTTATCGATTATAACCTCTTTAATAACATTACTAATTATTTTATTAATATTTTTATCACATTCTTCTTTGTTTATTCCACTCATTGAGTTACTAACAATCATTAAATATAACCCATTTTTCTTTGAGTCAGCATCTGTACATTCAGGATTTTTATCTCTCCATGTTTTTATTTGTTTAATATTTTCATTAGCAATTCTTTTTATTGCTTTTGTTAGTATTGGTTTATCTCCACTCTCTTTTACCCATTGATTATCATTTTTAATGTATAGAACTTCTCGTTTCTGATCTGCGCAATGAATTGGTCTATCATAATGACTTAAATTTTTTAGTTTGTTTAATATTATACTAGATATACCTTCAATATAACCTTGTCTTCCTGTATTTTCTAAATCATCTAATGATACTTTAATTGAACTAACAAATTCATCTATATTTATTGCATTTTTACATTTTTCATTTAAAAATACGTTTAAATTAAATGTTTTATTATGTGAATTGGTATTTGTAATGGTATTATTTGTACCAGTTTTTATTACCTCTAATATCATATTTTGTTGTTCTAACATTGCATTTTGTGTAGTTGTATTTTGATTTAATATCATATTTTTAATGTCTGTATTTTCTTTCATTAAATATTTCATAATCTCTTTTAGTTCGTAATTATCATTTGATTTTGTTAGTATTTCGTTTTCTTCTATAACAATATCTTTTTTATCATCAAAATTACAAGTTTTAAAATGTTTCCATAATCCAGACCGCGTTTTAAATTTTTTATTACAATTTTCACAGCAAAAATTTAGATTTTGCTCTTTTTGCTCTTTTTGCTCTTTTTGCTCTTTTTGCCCTTTTTTTGTTTCCAAAATGTCATTTTTTGTTTCCTGTAAATGTTTGTATGTTAAAAGATGTCTTTCCCAATTATATTTTTTGTAGCATATAAAGTCACATTTTTCACAATAAAAATCAAGTAGGTAAAATTGGCTCTTTTTTGCCCCAAATTTGTTTCCAAATGTTTCCATAATATATAAACAGATATTTTTTTAAGTTTTAATTTTTTATTTTACAATCACAATTTTAAAATTATTTTTTTTGGATTGTGACGCTAATTTTTAATTATGGTCACAAATGAACTTTTTTGGAAAAGTCATGGCACTTTTCATTTTTGGACATTTTTAAAAATGTCCATTTTTCAAAACCCCCCGGACTTTTATTTTACTTTTTGCAAAAAATAGATATTATCCTTAAAAGAACTTAAAGGCCTTTATATCCCTTTTAACAAATATATTATCTTTACACAAATTAATATATATAAATAAACAACATATAGACAATATAATATGTTGGGGGTAAAAAATAATGAATAAATTGCTTGATTTTAGTAAAGAGTTTCACATAATAATTGTTGAATAATTTTGTAAAACTGGGGTTATTTTTTGTTATCTATAATCTATAACAAAAAAACACTATATAACGCAAATGAATGCAAATATGTTACACTATGTACTAAAATGGTTACAACTGTAACCACCAATTACACTCTACTTATTTATCACAGTCTCCTTCACAATATTTTTTATTATTTTATTATAATTTTTGTTAGTTTCTTCTTCATTTATACCATTCATAGAGTTACTAACAATCCTTAAATACCTATCATTCTGCTTGGAATCGGAATCATTAAACTCTGGATTTTCCTTTGTCCATTCACTAATCTGTCTTATATTTTTACGTGCTACTTGTTTAATCGCATTTGTTAGTATTATCTTTTCATCAGACTCCTTATTCCATTGGTCTTTATCTTTGATATATACTACCTCCCTTTTAGAATCAGAACAATGTATCGGTCTATCACTAACATCCATCTCTTTTAAGCCATTTATGAATATCTTGGAAATACCTTCGGCAAAACCTAGTCTCCCTGTGTCTTCTAATTCTTTGATACCGACTTGTAACTGACTAACAAAATCCATAATATTCATTGCGTTTTTACACGTCTCATTTAAGAAGAAATTAAGATTAAAATTGTTAGTATTATGACTGTTGTTATTATTACCAGCATTCTTAGCAAGTTCTATCATTTGTTTGTTCTGTTCTATCATAAGTTGCTTAAACTCGGAATTTTCTTTTAATAAATATTCAACTAATTGTTGATGTCCATCATTTCCATTTACTGACATTTTTTCATCAATTAATGTATTTAATGATTTACAATTGTGTTTTTTCTTGTGAGCATAAAGGGTGGAAGAATGTTTATATTGTTTACCACAAACACAATTAAAACTTTGAGTATCTGTTTGTGTGGGATTTTGAGCGACTTTATGTTTATTAGTTAATAAATGTTTATTATAATCGCTTAATTTAGAGCATTTATAGTCACAAGAAATACAATAGAATTCCTGGGAGACTTTTTGCGCGATTACTTCTGTAGGATTTTGTAGGATTTTATGCTTGTTAGTTAAAAGATGTTTACTATACTCGCTTAATTTAAAGCATTTATAGTCACATAATTCGCAAGTAAATTTTGGAGAGTTTTTTGGCGATTCGTCAGGTGGCAACATTTCCTATATATATCCTACATAAAAAATCTCCAAATAAAAATCCTCAAAATATTATTTTTTTTTCAGTAACAATTTTTTCATTCTAAAAACTAAAAATAAGAGCATTATGGTCTAAAAGACCTAAAAAAACGATCTTTTTCAAGACTTTTTTCAGGTTTTCAATTTTGGACATTTTTAAAATGTCCATTTTCCAAAACCCCCTGGACTTTTATTTCTACTTTTACATTACTGAAAAATCCTCTATTTTTTTGATAAATATTTTGTTACTATTTATGGTCTTTATATTTAAAAACTTATAATATATAAAATAAAATTGAAATTATATTTTATTTTATTGTATATTGGTATAATACACAATGGGTTGCGACTATTATATTCAAACTGAATTAATAATAAATTATTATGACGATAAATGTGAACTAATCACAGTAATTGCAAATCGTCAAATGGAAAAAGGGTATATATTTTCATTTTGTGGTGAAGATTCTGATGACGATTATGAAACTGCAAATAAAAAGTACGCAGAAGAATTGAATAGAATTATTGATAAAAATACTTATGAAAAAATATTATTTGAAAATAATATATGGGTAAAAAAATCATATGAAAATAAATATTTACCTGAATTAAAAACTAAATGCCCAAATTTAGTTACACTAATAAAAATATATAAAGATGTTACTGCTTGGGAAAGGACATAATAATTTTATTTTTTAAATTTTATTAAACACACCCCTTTTGAAATATTTTTTTCATCATCATCATCGTCGTCGTCGTCGTCCAATTCTAATTCAGAATCAGTATCATTAGTTACACTTTTATCGGATAAATTTCTACTACTTGCTTTACACGAATCCTTTTTAGACGACTCTTTTTTTTTGGTTTTACATTTACTTGGATCATAAGAGATTTTCCAATTTGTTATATCGGGATTATAATTATTACTATCACATTCAATAATACTAAAATTTTGATTTTTATAAAACTGTTTTCTTTTTAACCATTGTCTTTGAAATACTTCATGGTTGTCTTTAATTTCGTAAATAATTGGGTCTGAATAAGCGTGTTTTGCACGAAGAATTCTTCCAACACTTTGAACAACGTCAGTTTTTGGAGTTATTAAAAATTCAGCATTTAAACTAGGTATGTCTAATGCTTCACTAGCCATGGAAAAACTGGCCAATACTATTTGTTTTTTTTCAGATTGTTTTAACTCACATTCTTTCATCCCGCCAACATAATAACCTACAGATGCTATATTTTTACATACTATTTTATTATAAATATAATGTAATACATTTAAATTATGAGATAAAATGAGAGTATGTAGTTGTTCCAAAGGTTTAACGTGTGGATTTTCAATATAATTTTGTTCATATTTTAATCGTTTTTTACAACTTGGGCATTTAGCTGCTTTTGTTTTGCATTTTTTTTGCCCATCCGCATCAACACTAATAACTTCTGGAATTTCAGCATTTCTCTCTTCTTCTTGCATACACGGTAAACAATAATTTACTATATTACAACAACTATTTTTAACCAAATAATTATTATTTTTTAAACATATTTTACAATTTGGATTATTATTATTCATTTCTTTTTTATGAGCTTCTATAATATTTTTATCAACTCCATCCACTTGTATAAAATCGGTTAATACTTTAATAATAAACTCTGTTCTTTTACTATAAGAACATAATTTACTAATCATTGTACTAATTTGTGGATTACCTTTCCAATCCAATACCGTTTCATTAAATTCATCGTCATTTGTTTTAAATGTTATCGCTCTTACTTGAACATTATGTTCATCTTTTCTCTCTACTTTTTCTACAACTTTACCTAAAAACATTTTAAATACTTTTGTAGTTCCGTCTTTACGATTCATTGTAGCACTCAATCCTAACATATATTTTGTAACCATTTTAAAAAGAGCATTTGAAAATGTTTCACTTGATATATGATGAACTTCATCAATAATAGTAAAACCAAAACAATCAAATAATGTAGATGGGTATTCTTTTGAAACTAAACTTTGTAACATACAAATAACAATATCTTTATTATCTATATCAATAATAGGACCTTGAATTTTACCTACTTTAGCAGTTGGTATAAATTGTCCAATTCGTTCAATCCATTGATTCATTAAAAATTCTTTATGAACTATTACTAATGTCTTTTTTTTCAATTGACAGCATATATACAGTGAAGCCGATGTTTTTCCCCACGCGCACGGAAGTTCAAGTAATCCGCCTTCTGTATTTATTTCACTAGATTTAACATAATTTATAAATTTATTAACAACTGGAATTTGGTAATCTCTTAAAGTTCCTGTAAACTCCAAATGAATATCATCTCCATCCGTAATTTTTATGGTTTTCACTTTACCAAGAATTTCCTCACCAAAATAACGCGGAATATATATTTTATTATTGGATTCACGGTAAGCTGGGAATGTTTTTTGAACTTGAACGGGTGAACCAGGAACAAATGGTTTGACCATAAGCATTTCTTTCAAGCCAAGTTGATGTTTAATAGAGAGTTCGGATTTAAGTATAGTGTATCCTTTATTACCTAAATATGTATTTAGATTTTGTGGCCAATCAGTAATTACATTAATCGCCTTGTCTTTTTTTTGATTTTGATTCATATTCAAACTAACAATATTTAGCGTATTATGTTTAGATTGTTTGAAAATATACTTTTGAAAAGTATATTTTTTTAAAAGTATAATATATAAGATGGACTATTTCAGTACTTTATTTGACAAGAAAAATGCGCCACAACTAACATTATCAGTATTATTCGTTATTTATTTAGTAATGGGATACCAAATGCCAGAAGGAGTAGCTACAATGGTAGATTCACCAATGGGAAAAATAGCGGTTGTTTTAGTAGCGTTAATGTTATTTGCATATTCGAACCCAGTTTTAGGTGTATTGGCTTTGTTAGTTGCGTACCAAATGATTAAAAGTGCCTCTGTTAAAACTGGTATGGCTGGATTAGACGAATATTATCCAACTGAACAAAAGAAATGGACACCATTTAGCCCTGCTCATCAGTTTCCTTATACTTTAGAACAAGAGGTTGTAAAACATATGACAACGCAAAAGTTTAATACAGAATATGTAAAGGCTAGTTTTAGACCAACATTAGATGATACACACGATGCGTCATCTTTAATATAAATTATTAATATATTGGAAAAACAACTTAAAGACGGCAAAATATATATTTTGGAAAAACAACTTAAAGACCGCAAAATATATATTTTGGAAAACAACTTAAAGACGGCCGTGAAAATATATATTTTGGAAAACAACTTAAAGACGGAACCGTCTACCTATTTTTTTACCACCTGTTAATACGTCACTTACCGATTCAATAGACCCACCTTTTGTCGGTCTAAATAATTTTAATAACTTATTTATCGCATATAATATTATTATAAATAAGAGTGAACCTAATATTATTTTTACCACTGGACTATTTAGCCAATCTTTAAAAGACATTGTTGAACCACCTGTATCAGTAACTACTTCTGTAGTGTCTTCTGATGAACCAACTGGCTGACAATCTATATAAATATCATTTCCAGCGCTTCCATTACCAGGCCCTTTCTCATTATAAAACAAATTTGGACCAGTTTTTATATCATAGGGGTTACTTTGAATTAACGATTGTAATATTGTTAGTGTTTCTGGCATTATATCTAACGAACCTTGTAACGGTGCAAATACAATATATTCTACAGACGATGAACACGGTTGGTATGGCTCTGTGGCTGAATAAGAAAAAAATGGTTTCCTAGGAACAAACATTGATAAATTAAAATTTGGAATATTTACAGTGGTGGTTTCTCCATCGGAAGGGGCACTATTTGAAACAGTGTCTATTAATGTTTGGAAAAACAAAGAACTAACACTTGTTGTATTATTACTCTTAATAGGAATACAAACTAACAAAGGGTTTGAACCTGTATTAGATGAGTGAATAATTATTAATTCTCCATCTGTTTTTGAATTATTATATGAATGTAATGATGGTATATATAATCTTATTTCTTGAACATCATATCCTGTTGCATTATATAATACTGGTGGTGAAGAAGATTTATCATAAGAAATAGATAAATAATCACCTCTGTTTGTTGCGACACACGAACTGTTATTATAAGTAAAACTATAAGAACATTTTAAATCACACTTACCTGTTAGTTTTGACATACTTATATCTATTGGTGCTGTAGCAGTTGGACAACTCATTTATATTATACTTTTAAAAAAGTATAGCAAAACAAATTAATATACTTGTTTCTTAATTATATATTCTTAGTAAAATAGATTAAAACTTTTTCTTATTATAGAATATGAAATTAACAAAATCTCGTTTGCAAAAAATACTGAATAATACTAACAAACAAACCAGAAAAAAATATAAACATAAATCTAAATTATTAAGTCATAATAATACTGCTAGATATAAAAAACCATTTAATTTACTTAACATATCTCTTAAAAATAGATATTTACCATTTTGATTTTACACGTTTACAAAAACTGATAAACGTGTAAAATTTATGTATTATTAATTCTTTTTGTGTTTCGTTTTTCTCTTTTATCATTATATTTTTTAGTATTTCGTTTTCCTCCCTTATTATTTCTAGATTTATGTTTAGTTTTATTTTTTCTATTGTTAACTATTTTTTTCGTATATTTTTTGGAACCGCCTGACAAACCATATAATTCGTTTATTTGTGTAATTGTTTTATTTGAGCTTTGATAATAATGGCTAAATATTGACAATAATATATATATTTTTTTAAATATAAGTTCTTGACTTTCTATAATATTATTTAATTTATTTAATTTATTTATTTCTATAACTTTGTCAATAAATCTAGTAAATGATGTTGTACTTTCTTTAAAATCACTAATTTTTATATTTCCTTCATTAAATCCTTTATTTGTATCACTACTACCAGAGTAATAAATACAATAATTAAAAAAATTAAATAGAGTTGTAAAAATTGTTAAAACAAAGTTGTTAATGGGACGACCACGAGCAGTCAGAGCAGAAACAGAATCAACAGAGACCTTACAAGCAGCAACAGGAGCAGCAGCACGAGCAGGAGCAGCAGCACGAGCAGGAGCAGCAGCACGAGCAGCAGCAGCAGCACGAGCACGAGCAGCAGCAGCAGCAGCAGCAGCATTAGCAGCACGAGCAGCACGAGCAGCAGCACGAGCAGCAACAGGAGCAGCAGCAGCAGCACGAGCACGAGCAGCACGAGCAGCATCAGCAGCAGCAGCAGCAGCAGCAGCAGCAGCAGCAGGAGCAGCAGTAGCAGCAGTAGCAGCAGCACAAGCAGCAAGATTATTAGAAAATCTTTGATTAATACAATAATTTATTATATTTTTAAAGTAAACTAATTTATCTGTTTCTAACCATAATGCATTTAATATTTTGCTTATTTCATTATCTTCATCATCAATATAATCATTAAAAAAAGAATTATCTACAATTAGGTATTGTTTAACATTGTCTACATTTTTCACATTGCTGTATAAATTATTTTTTTTTAAAAAATAAATAAAATCTTTATTTATGTCTCCATATAAACAGGCAAAAAATATGTATACTGTATAATATATTTTTTTATGTTTTGTAGTGTCCAAATTGACTGCTTCTGCTTTTTTAATAGCAAACCAAGATTCTCTAAAAAAATTGTCTAATATTTGTAATATTTTGTTGGTATATGTATCGGGTATTTTTGTTGATTTCATTACAAAACTAAAATTGTTGTAATCACCTTGAAAACCGGGGGAAACTAAAAAAAGAGATTCGGTTAATTCGTTCAAGTTTACTGTTAAAGACATAAATAATGTTGTTAATTCGAACATTAAAGTATCAGAACCATTTTCTTGTTCTTTTACAGATAATGGGTTTCCTCCTGTTTGATCGTTTGATTTGCTATTATCTGTTATTGTTGCTTCTTCTTCTGTTGCTTCTTCTTCTGTTGCGGCTGCTGCTTCTGCTCCTGTTATATATGTATTAAGTATTGTTTGAAGATTTTCATAGTAATTCATATTTAACTTAGCAACATTAGAAGCAACAACAGTAACACCAGGAACAGGAGTCGCATCAGCAGGAACAGAAGAATATTGAACCTTTTTAAAATTTTCTACAAAATTTTTTAATTTGACGTCATCATGATCAGGAGGATCAGAACTATTATTTAAAATTAATTCTAATGTATCAAAAACACCTGCCGATTCTAATAACATTTTATAATTATCAATACCCAATGATTTTGTTTGACGAGCTAATCTATTAAACACAACGATCTGTTGTAATTTTAAAAATAAATTAATTAACATTTCAGAATTGTAATCACAAAATATACCACTAGGTAATGCTTGTAGATTGTTTAGTTTATTAAAAAAACCCTTAATATTATCAATAAACGGTTGATAATTAATTGAGTTTACATATATTCCAGTAATTTCTTTTAATTTACTAAAATACGTAGAATAATTTTGATTGTATTTAGGTCTTTTATTATTATCAGTGTCAGAATCAGTATTAGCGTTGCGTTTACGATTAGAATTCTCAGCAAGACTAGAATATTCCTCGACAATATGACTAGAACCATTACTCTGAGTAGCACTAAAACCATTACTCTGAGTAGCACTAGAACCATTACCCTGAGTATCACTAGAATCATCATTATCCACGTCAATACTACCAGAACCATTATTCTGAGTATCACTAGAATCATCATTATCCTCGTCAATACTACCAGAACCATTACCCTGAGTATCACTAGAATCATCATTATCAGCAAGACTAGAACCCTCCTTCTTAATAAAAACAAGATCAATACCAGCGTCATTAAGTTTGTTTAGACCATTAATTACTAATTTACGCGCAAAATGATTAATTAAATTATAAAGATGGAGAGATTTTACGTCTTTTGGGTTTGGTTTTTTAAATTTAGAAATTGTAAAATTATCTTTAAAATTATCTTTAAAATTTTGAATAAAAATTTTATATGCTTCTTCTACTTCTTTTTTTACTGCTGCTGCTGCTTGTGCTTCTGCTTCTGCTGCTGCTGCTGCTGCTGCTTCTGCTGCTGCTTGTGCTGCTTCTATTTGTTCTGATGTTAATGACACATCATATCTATATAATATTAATCGTGTTCCGTAATGGTATAATGTATTTTGACCAATACATCTTGAAAATAAACCACATAACCTGTCAATAGTACATAAGATAACACGTCCCTTTTGAACTCCATCCATAAATTTATTGACGGTTAAAGCAGCCAAACATTGTTCCCAATCACCACTTCTTTTTAAATCAAAATATAACGCCTTATTTTTAGAATCATCAGCACAATTAGAAGCTATAGGTGCTATAGTAGTTATAGCAGGTGCAGCACTTTTAAAATCTTTATTAATACATTCCGACAAATATTCAACTCCTGGTCCAGATTTATATGTTGTTGTACCATTTTCATCACTGGTTGTAAATTTAACTAATTCGCAAGGATAAGGATTTGGATTTGGAGGAGGAGGAGGAGGAATATTAGCTACATTAATACTAAAATTATATTTATTTGTTTCGCCGTATTCGCCAGATGGTGGTGTTATTGATAATTGTATTCCTTCTTCTTCTTTCATCGTAAAAATATTGCTACTGTAGATATACTTGCCATCACTGCCATCATCGTTATTTATAGGAAAAACGTATTTATTTTTTACACCTGCTCTTTTTTGTGATATATCTACTGCTAAATGTTGTGATTCTGTCGCCGAATCTGCTATGTTTAATGGGGTAACTAAATTGATTACTTGATTTAAAAGCCCAAATATTTTACTAGGTATATTTGAACCGGCATCAAATGTCATGTAAGTTTGTAGTCTAGTATTGTAATCAAAATCACGATTATGCGTTGTGGATGATGGAGAAGCTCCTGTAGAAAAAGTTGGAGGAAAATAAAAGTTTAATAAAAATAGCCCAATATATAATTTATCTTGTGTTGTATATGCCATATCCCATACTTCACCTGCTGCCATATCTATTTCAAGTATTTGTGCTCCATCACATAATTCTATATTTGCTTGCAAAATGGAGTTATTTATATTATTGTATTTTCCAATATTATCGTTAATTTTGTTTATAACCTGTCTATATGTTAAAAGTACAGTTGTGCCTCGTAATTGTGGTTGATAATTAGATTCGAAATATGATACCGTTTTGTCTTCTATTGATGATGGTGTAATTTGATTACCACTCATACTCTTAGTCCAAGTCGCAAAATCACCAAACCTAACATTAGAATTAGGATTAAGATTAAGATATAATGAATTCAAATTTGCTAACAAGTATGTAAAAACTGCATCCCAAGTAGCATTGGGAACTCTCCCACCTTTATCGTTGAAATCGTGTAGTGAATCACAACCAGCTATTACATTAAGATATTTGTTAAGACCACCATCATTTAATCCTAGATTCTTAAAATATGTGTAATAATTAACTTCAGGAGCAGCATCAAATAATACGGGCATAATGTTTGCCATATTTTATATTATATATTATATAAAATATTTAATTTTTTTTTTTGTTAATATTATTTATATCATTATTCTTAATACAAATTAGTATATTTTATACATTATAAATTATAAAATCTTATTAGATTAAACAAAAGGAAGATATCTAATAGTATCATTTTCATACACAGTTACTTTAAATGCGTCATTATATCCCTCTACATATACAGTATCTCCATCAAAAATTTGGTCAACTCCATAATCATTTAACGCACTTCTTCCTTTAAATGAAATAGGTAGTTTTACATTATTATGTTGGTTTGATATGGTATAATATTGCCATTTATCACGATTAGTAAATAAGGGTCGTCCCATTAAAGGTAATATATTATCTTTTGACGCTCCATTTAA